TACCGCGTCAGAGAACGCAAGTGCGGGGAACGACAGGTTGCCGGCCACGAGCGACACCGTCGACCCTGACAGCGCGGCCGGAGGAAGCTCCATCGCGGCGAACACCGCGAACGCGTCGACCAGCTCGAGCTTGACGTTTGCGACCTGCTCGTTGGTGTACGGCTCGTAGTGCAGCGCCGACACGTAGCCGCGGAACAGGGTGGCGGTCGCCCCGGTGACCGGGTTGAGCATCGCGATTGCGGCGTGGTACATCACGTCGGCGGTCGACCCGATCGTCGGGTCGAAGTAGCCCGACCAGTCCACGATCGACACCGACGCTGTACCGACTCCGGTCTTGTCGAGCTCGTAGGAGCGGCCACGGTCGATCGTCCAGCCGGTGACGGAGAAGTACGGCCCGTACACGTCGGGGTCGAGGAACGTCCAGGCGGGGCTGCCGGTCATCACGGGATCGTCCGAGATGTTGATGCCAGGCTGGATCGCCACTGTGTCAGTTCCCTACGTTGTTGTTGCGTCCCGCAATGGTGCCGCGCGTCTGGGTGGCGCCACGTCGCGACGCTTTGAGCTGGTGTCCGGTCACGATGGACGCGAGCGTCTTGCCGTCCACGACAAGGTTGACGACCTGCGGGTTGCGCTCCCCGTGAACCACACCATCCGGGGCCGGCGCTGATGCGCCAGAAGCGGAGGGCCCGCCGCCGCCAACGGCGCCGACGGTGGGCAGGTTAGGAGCCAACGGGATCTTGTTATACGCCCTAATCGCCTTGTTGATCAGACTGATGATCCGGTTCAGCGCCGCCGTGAACGCCTTCTCAATGCCCGCGAAAGCGGCCTTGCCAAGAGCTTTCAGCATCATCATCGGGAGCTTGGCGAAGGCCAGGTACATCTCCTTGACAGCGCCGACGACGACCTCCTTTAGCCCCTTCCACGCCATCGACCACTCGCCGTTTTTGATCCCCTCAATTACGTTTACAACCCCTCGAATCACGGTCGCAATCGCCTGGATCCGCTGGTTCAGATTGTCGATGAACGGCTTGGCCGTCCTGTAGGCGTCTTCTATCGCTTTCGCGAACTTCGGCCAGTTCTTCTCCGACCAGTCGATGAAGTCGATCAGCTTCAACGACAGCTTGGTGATGATCGGCAGCAGTTTGGTGCCGAGGCGCTCACGGACGTTCTCAAACGCAACGTTGAGTCTGTCCTGTGCGCCGGCTGCCGTGCGGCCGTACGCTTCAGCCGAACCGGCGAACTTCTTTTGGGCTTGCTCGATCGCCTCCGTAGACGTTGTGTTCTTGTCGATCTGCACGCCCAACGACTTCAGACCGCGCAGCTGACCGTTCTCTGCTTTCTCAACAACCTTTGTTGCGGCTGCGAGCGAAATCTTCCGGGCGCGAGCGATGTTCGCGGCCAGTGCGATGTCGCGGGTCGCCTTTGCGACGCTGCCGGTCGTACGCAGCAGGTTTGCGAACTGGTTGGAGACGAGCTCATCGTCGAGGCCCGCCAGCTTGGACGTTGACTGGATCGCGTTGTCGATCTGGTCGCCGTACTTCTTTGTCGACACACCGGCAGCGGAGAACGCCTGGGACAGGTTTGCCTGCGCAACCTCCGCCTCTTTCGCTGCGGCGACAAGCGACTTAATTGTCTTGACGCCGACCGCGCCCGCGACTGCGATCCCGGCTCCGACGGCACCTGCCTTTCCCACCGAGCCGAACAGAGCTCCGCCGAGGATACCTCCTCCTCCGCCGCGGCCGGCGTTCCTGGAGATGTCACGGCCGAACGACCGCGCCGACCTGTTCGCCGACTTGAACGCCTTGTCGAGCTTGGTCGAGTCGCCGACGATCTCGACTTCGAGCCTTCTCCGCGCCATCAGCTACCGCCGTTCTTGGAAGCAAACTCGTGCATGGACACGTACTGCGACAACGACAGCTCCCCCATCCGCTCGGGGGTGAACCCGGGAAACCAGTGGCCGACCCACGGCTGCCACATCAAACAGGGCTCGCGTACAACTGTTCGGAGGTCGTCGACTCCTGCGATGGTTCGGGCTCTGCCGATGATGTAGGCGGACTCGCGGGCTTGTCTGCGGGCGCGTCGCCCGCGTTCGGAGGGGGCACTTCATCGCCACCTTCGCCCTCGAGGAACGTCACGTCGGAGAGGCTGAGTCCGTCGACGAGTCGTGCGATCCGTTCCACGCTCCACTCCTGCTTCTTGTGCCGGATCGACGTTGCGATCAGAGCGAGCAGGATCGGCCCGCGGCCGTTGTCGAACGAGTCCTCCACCGACCGGAAGAACTCCGCGACCGGCAGTCCTGTGAAGTGGTCGATCAGCCGCAGGTCCTTGCCGACGTCTGAAACATGCCAGGGGTAGAACGTTCCGTCGTACTCGAAGCCGTCTTCGTTCACGGTCTGCCCCACTTTCGCTCGAGGTCGTCCAGTACGGCGTCGACCCGGTTGACTATCTCCCGCTCGTTGCTGTCCAGTGCCGGTATCAGCACGTCGGCCATCTGCAACTTGGCGAAGTCGAGACGTTTGCCGGTCGTGCGTCGTTTCCGCTGCTCGACCGAGATCGTTCCGACCTTGCGGACGCTGATCCCGAACCTGCTAGCTCCTTCGCGGCCGGGAAACGTCGTGCGGAAGTTGAGCTCCGCCGTTTGACGCACTGGCTCGGCGGAACTACGGAGCGCGTCGCGTACCTCCCGCTTGGCGTGCTTCGGCAGCTTGTCCGTGACGGCGAGGAGTTCCCGCAGCCCCTTGACTCGAACCGCTTCAGCCAAGCTACGACGTGGCCCTTGTGATGCTCTGGCCCGCGACGGGCTTGAACGTCACCGACGTGGTGGACGCCTCGCCGACCGCTGCGTTAAGCGGCTCGTACGTGAACGGCGACGACACGACGGTCCACTTCGGGTTTGTCGCCGACACCGTTGACCCGGACGACTGGATCACGAGCGTGGCGCCCGACGTCGATCCGAGGTAGCTGTTGAGGGTCACGTCGACGGACGATGCGGCGAAGTCCTGGTAGAACTCGAGCGTGACCGAGTCGTCACGGAGACCCGGGATGACGGCGTGCGCGACGGCGCCCATCGCGGTCACGTCGACCTCGTCGTAGGCCATGTTGATCGTCACCGACCGGACGTGGTCGGTCAGCGTGGTGCCGGCGTAAGTGACAAGGAACGAGCTTGCGCCGACGCCCTGCAAGTAGATAGCCACTAGGGCTCCCTTCGGTTCGGGTTTACGGGGTGCCCGGTTGTCACAGGGCCGTGGCCCACACTTCGACTGTCCATTCCGCGCCCAGCACAGGGGGCGTGTCGCCGAACAGGGTGTAGCCCGACACGCGCGTCACCTGGACGTTCTGCACCTTGCCGCCTAGGGTGCGGTCTGACTCGAGCGCGGCCCGGATCGACGTCGACCCGGTCGGGGCAAGGTACGAGTCGAGCAGCTGTTGGCCGTTCTGGTCGACAGACGCCGACACGATCGCTTGCACCGTGAACGTCCACTTGTCGAGTCCGCGCGCCATCGCTTGGTTGTAGTCGACGCCTGCAGGGAACACCGCGATCGACGGTGTCGTCGGGTTCGACAGCTGGTACGACACGATTTGGGTGCCGGTGATGGTCGCGAGGTTGGCGGCTAGGCCGGCGCGGATTTCGGAGACGGTGACGCTCACAGCAGCAGCCGCGCCTTGTTGTATGGCTTGATCAGCATCGCGACGTCGGGGTCGGTGCGGGAGATACGGACGGTGGTGCCGTCTGCGCCGAGGCCGAACACGCCGAGCGGCGCTTCCCGCTGCCGCTTGAAAAGGCGGGCGGCGAGGATGCCTGTTGCTTCGCTGATCGCGGCGGGGACGGCGGGCCAGCCGAACTGGCCGGTGACCTTGACCGATTTGGTGTAGCCGGGCAGGTAGGCGCCTGACTGGGTGCGCAACTCGATCGTGTCGTACGGCCAGCCGTCTTCGGCTGCGTTGTAGGGGGCCAGGTGGAAGTGGGTGCCTTGCGTCCAGGCGGTGGTGTAGTTGCCGGCGCCTGCAGGGTCGATGTAGACGGATGTGAGGGTGGCGAGGTCGTCGATCGCGACAGAGCGGGAGGTGTCGGGGGTGTAGTAGCGGACGGCGGTGGCGCCGCTGTCGAGGTAGAAGCGTCGGCCACATTCTTCGTCGATGGCGCGCGACGCGGCGGTGATCGCGACGGTGAGGTCGTCGTCCCAGGTTGTGGCGCTGATCGACAGTGTTGCTTTCAGTTCGGTGAGGGTGACGTAGAGGTTGCCGCTGCCGATCGTGCCGGCGGATCGGTCGGAGGTGACGAGGAGGTCTTCGGTGGCGACGTGGCCGACTGCGGCGGTGCCTCCGTCGTCGTCGTAGACGAGGGTGTATTGGCCTGCGACGGAGGGGGCGGTGTTGCTGCCGCGGTAGTAGATGCCTGAGCCGGTGGGGTATTCGGTGAACCCCGTGACGCGGGCGACGGTGGTGTTTCCGGCGTTGTCGACGACGCGCATGCCAACCGTTGCGCCGCTTGAGCCCCAGTCGATGACGGCTTCGTAGGTCGCAGAGGGCGCGACGTTCATGCGGCTGCTCCTTCCGGCAGACTAAGGGCCGCTGTTGCGGCCCTTGTCGAGTTGCTGGTGGAGATCGGGGACGATCTCGCTGTGGGCGTTGGCGCGTGGGTCATGCTCGACGATTTGTTCGGCAGGGGTTCACGATTCGCATCCCTACGTTCCGCTGGTGGAGTCGAGGAGCCCGAGCGCGAGCCGGATCAGCGCGTTGCACTCCTTCGTCAACGACTGCACCTGGGCGAGCGTCTGCGCGTTCGTCGGGGAAGCAAGGGCGAGGAACGTTGCGTTGGTGGCGAGCGCCTGCGTTGCTTTCGTGCGGAGGTTGTCGCCGTTGACCTTCTGCGCGACTGTGGCTAGCGGCACGCTCGCCGTCACCGTGTTCCCGTCTCCGGCGTCAGCGGTGACGACGAACGCGCCGTTGACCAGGCCCATGCTGGCGTAAGTTTCCATGCTCACCGCCCGTAGATGATTAGTCGGGAACCGACCTTGAGCTTCTGTGCTCCAGCGCCCGCTGCCGCGATCTTCAGCCGCGAAATCGCCGTCGTTGACCGATACAGCAACCCGTTCGATGCGACCACACATGAGGCGGCAGCGGAGTCGGGTGCTGATATGTCGCACGTCGCAGACTTGAATCCCACGGTGCCGCCGTAATTGGGCATACGCAGGTGATACGTGCTGAAGAAACTCGCCGCATGGCTTGCGCCCGCCAGATCCTGCGTCCACGCAGCAGCAGCCCTCGCGTTCGAGGCCGCAGCAGTCGCGTTCACGCCCTTCACGGAGATACGGTCGTACAGCGATGACGTGTCGTTATTCAGGATGATCGTGGTCGACCC